ATCCCTCTGCTGCGATTGACTTGTCAAAACTTGCAACTGGAGCGTTACCCGCTGCGATTACAATAGCGTCTGCCAATATTGTAGATGGGACTATTGCTACCGCAGACATTGCTAGTGCTGCAATTACCGCGCCTAAGCTAGACGGAGCGCAGACGGGAACTGCTCCTGTCTTTGGGGTTAGGGCGTGGGTGAATTTTGATGGAACAACGGCAGCAAACATTGGAGGGACTTATGTTAGGGTTGGAACAACCGTAACAGTCACGACTACTGTTGACCACGGGTTAATCGTAGGTCACAAGGTATATTTAGATTTCACATCAGGCACGGCAGTTGATGGGGCTTTTGTTGTAACAGGTAGAACCAGCAGCACCATTTTCACCGTAACTCATGGGACACCGGGTGATACAACTGGATCGGTTACATTAAATCGTAGGCTTATCAGGGCTTCTGGAAACGTGGCAAACGTCAGCCTATTAGGAACTGGCCAATACGCTGTGAATTTTACAACAGCTCTTCCAGACGCTAACTATGCTCGTTCTGGATTTGCTAACTTTAGTACTTTGGGTGTTGCTGGACTTGTTGGTGGAAATTCAACTACAGCAACAACCGCTCAATCTTGCGATATTTTTGTAGCAAACACAACCAATGCCGCAGAATTTAACGCTACCGTAGTTAACGCAATGTTTGTCGGATGAACCTTCACCTAGTAACCGCGCTTAATTTTTATGACTAGCCAACTAGAAGCACCTGAAAAAGAAATTCACGGAAACGTGGTTGGTTCTAAAGTGCCGTCTATTGAGGAGATTGCTGCCGCTTCTGGAGTTGATCAGCTTGAGTATCAATTATCTCAAATGGAAGATGCTTACTTACCTACTGAACATTTATTTCTTCCCGGGATGTATGTGCGAAAAATATTTATGCCAGCAGGATCGTTGCTTACAACTATGAAGCACAAGACGACACATCCATTCACAATCCTTTCTGGAAAATTACGAGTAATGGATCAAGATTCAGTTGTCGAGTATGAAGCTCCTTTTATTGGAGTCACACAAGCCGAAACAAAAAGAGTCCTTTACATACATGAGGATACCGTTTGGCTTACGTTCCATGCAAATCCAGAAAACATTAGTGATCCAGATAAAATGGCGGAATACTTAACCTATCCCAATGAAAACCCACTTTTTAATAAAGATGACCCAAGAATAAATTCGTGGAAGAAAGATAGATACGAACAAGAAAGAATCAACCTAATGAAAACTTACACGGGGAATACAATTAACGACTTTGGAGGTGAGTTAAGCTAATGGCATACGCAGCAATAGTAGGATCGGTTGTTGGCGCAGGGGCTTCTATTTACGGAGCTTCAAAAGCTGGCAAAGGCGGAGGAGCACCTAAGCCAGTTGATATTTTTGAATACGCAAGAAGTGGTAGGGATAAAGGAACAAATTTAGCAGGTAGGCAAGCGACTGGCTTAATAAATTACTACGATGAAAACACTGGAAAGTTCCTTGATCTTAGTGAGCGATTCGGCCCACAGTTCATGCAACAAATGTTCGGTCAAACCGGACAGTTCCTTGGTGGAGTTAATGGACAACCGGGCTTCAATGCTCTTCAGCTTTCATCGGCACAGCAAGCGGGTAAAACCCTAGCTCAGATTCGTGCGGAAGAACTCGGTCAGATGACCGGACAAACAGGTCTTACACGGGGGCTTATGCAGTCTTTGTCTCCAGAACAAGCCGCAGTAGTCCAAGCATCAGCACAAGAAGCTGAACGCGCAAGAGCTTCAGCGCAGGGAGTTACTCCAGAAGAGAAAAGAATGTATGAGCAGACTGCTAGGGAAGGATTCCAAGCATCTGGTCGCCTTGGTGGGAATGCCGGTATCGCAGCGGAAATCATGGGTAGAGAGGATTTGATGCGGAGAAAACGCGAAGAAGCCGCCGCCGCTGGGAATAACTCATTTAGTCAAGCTGGATCATTTTACACTAATCCTGGACTTCAAGCTCTTAGCGAAGCTCCGCTGTCTTACAATGCAGGACAGAAAAACCTTGCTTTAGGGCTTCAACTCGGTCCCCAGTCGTCTGGCGAGTTTGATTACAATATGCCAATCAACTTGGCTATGACTCAGTCTGGAGCGCAGAACCAAGCAAACATGGCGCAATACTCAGTTAATGCAGCAGCATCAGAGGCAAAGGCAAAGGCTTACGCATCGCTCGGAAGTGACTTGGCTGGGTTTGGTATGGACTATTACAAATATAATAACGCAAACAAAAAGGGAGGTTAATCCTTACCCATTCTAAATTATGGCACTTATCGGAGGACAAATAAACCCAGCATTATATCCACAACCTGATTACAGTGGGGTTGTTGAATCTGCTCGTAGGCGATCTCAGGGGATGGCTGACCTTGGGGCTAGTATTGGTGGGGTGATTAAGGACTTTAGAGAAGCCAAGAAAGAGCAAAAGAAAGTGGATGCTTATAACAAAGCGTCTGCTAAAGCTATTGAGTCTGCAATAACGCTTGCTGACTCTTACAAGATTACTGGCGCAGAGGAAACCTTACGTCCATTCCTAGAGGCTTACAATGATCCTAGTCTTAGTCCTATTGAGAAAGCAGCATTGCTAGATGAAGGCAAGGGAATGATTCCTAATGTCTTTGGGCGTTTTGATGCTAGACAAGCTGATGCAATTCAAATGGCGCAACTTAACGCTAGAAATGCTCCTTCAGCTAGAAGCGTAAATCTTCAACAAGGAGAGATCACTGAAATTATAAATGGAAAACCGTATAAAATTCCGACAACATTTGATCCTTCTACTGGAGAGACACGCAGATTAGATGGATCAGTGGTAGGCTTGGCTTTTAGATCGCCAGATGTAATTGATGCTGGTTTAAATTTCCCTATGCCAACAGCAGAAGCTACCCCAATGCCTGGACAAGGGGCAGACCCTAACTACGGCAGCTTTGAGGAGGCAATGGTTCTTCCTGCCCGTAACGATGCGGAGGCAATTGCAGCAGCAGCAGAACTAACAGGTGGGCGATCTGACGTTTCTAACGTGTCACCTATGCCAGTGGGAACACCAACTACTGTTCAGATTCCTAATGTGGATGGCCCGCCTATCGAAATGACTGGCGCATTGCTGCAGCTTCCTCCTGGGGCTGTTCCTATTGAAGTAAAACCAGATGAAACTTACGAGCAAAATGTAAAAGCTGGAGGGCTTTATGGTCAACGCAATACAAAGACTGGAGAGTTTAAAGCGTATCCAGGTCAAACTGGAGGAAGGAGTACAAAATTCAACTCAGAAACTGGTCAACTTGAAATTATCGAAGGTTCTGGAGCAGGTGCAAAAGCAGAAGGCGTAGCTAAAGCCCAAGAGCAAATGAAAGGTGAGTCTTTTAGGCTAAATCAAGCAAACACAGAAGAGGCTTTCGGGAGACTTGATGCTGCTGGAACTAATAACCCATTGTTTGCGGCAGGTAATTCATTGTTAGCCAAAGCGTTACCTGCATCAGAAGTTGGAGAGTTAGAATCGTTCTTTGAAAGAATTAACGGAGAAAACTCTTTTATAAAAATGAGTCAACTAAGAGCAAGCTCGCCAACTGGGGGTGCAGCGGGAACTATGACTGAAAAAGAATGGCCAAGATTTGAAGGTCGGTTCTCTCCGCTTAAAGCAAATGCAAAGAAAGACACGTTGGCTAAGTCTCTTAGTTTGAATCTTCTTAATGCGTTTGAAGCTACTAACGGAACCCCAGATGACGTAATAAAGGCACTTGATGAGAAGAAAATAGATCAAGCGACCTACGATAATTACGTTAACGATTACGTTAATAATAGGCAAATTGCACGGGTAAATGCTAATGGCGTTGAGGGCAAGTCGTATGATTGGACAAGGCTCAATAAAAAACTATTAAGCAAGTCCACAATTTTTGAAGCTCCTAATGTCCCGATTATCGGATTAAGCCCAGAAGCACAAGAAGCAAGAAAAATAATCAGAGGTCAATGAGCGAACTACAAAACAACAAAAAACTCATTGAGAGGGAGCTTGGAGAGCTTTCTTCCGATCTTGTTCTCACAGCAAAAAAAATAAAAGAGGCTGAAAGTGCAGGAGATAAAGAAAAAGCATTTTCTTTAAGAGAACAAGGATTGGTTTTGGATCGTGAGGCTGAAAGACTGCAATCCGAATACGACTTACTTCAAGAGCAAGAAGCCAAGCCAGAACTAGAACGAATTGGCAAACTTACTAGAGAGCTTGAAAAAACAGGATTTGGTGCATACTCGCCAATAGGAGGCGTGACAATCTCCAATGATCCTAATCCTCCAACAAAAGAAAGGCAGCGTGAGCTTGTTGCTCAAATCTACAAGGCTCCAGTCAGCGAAGGCGGCATGGCTGCGGAACAACTTCCTACTGGGCTTATGGCACAAGTAGCAAGTTTGCCTAATCCAACTAGCAAAGCGCAACTTCTTGAAAACACATTTGGCAAAGGAAATGTTCTTCCAGTTAATATTGGAGGCAATACCGAGTTTTTTATTAAACAATCAGATGGCGGTGTAAAAACAACATTGGATAAGGGCATAGCTGGTCTTGCTGGAATTGCTGTTGAGGCTCCTGGTGTTGCAGCGGAAATTTTATCATTCCTTGGTATATCAGCAGCAACTAAAAGCCCAGCACTTGCAGTTTTAGGTTCATCTGCTGTGGGAGCTGGTGTAGGAGCAGGAATTGATGAAGCATTAAGGTTTACCTATGGCTTACCATCTGACCTTGGAGGAACAATGGCAAGACGTGGAACTCAAGCTATTATTAGTGCTGGAATTGGAAGTGTTACTGATGTGGCTATTCCCGCAATGAGGGCTGCAAGAATTGAAAATCCATTTGCAAACAAGTTCGCCATAGAGCTTGAAGGAGCAGCAGAAAGATTGATGACTAGTGAGCAAAAACTAGCAGCAAAACAAGGACGCAAAGCTGGAGAGATTCAAGTGCCAATGGGAGCTAAACTAGCTGGACAACAAGGCGTTGAAATGCAGTCTGAGCTTGCCGGAACATATGCAAAATCTAACATTACATCTGCTGCCCTTAAAACACAGGAGTCACTAATTAGATTGTTTGATAATTTTAAAAGCAAAGCATCAGCAACTCCCAATGACTTTGCAGATATTGCCACACAAAAAGAAGCACAAAGAAATGCGCTTTCTGGTAATATTGCATCATTGACAGGTAGAGATAAAAGAATTGTCGCGGCTGCATTAGATCGCCAAACAAAAGGAGCATTAAGTGATATTGATGAGCTTGGTGATATTCTTCGTGTTGAAATTAAGAATTCTGAAGATCAAGCTATTAAATCAACAACCGAGCAATACGATGTATTGAAAAATGTGGCAGAACGTGCTGACTTTTACATAAGCGCAAAAGAATTATTGGGAGCTTTGCCAAGAATTAAGGGGAAAGTAAACATAGGTGGAGCATTTGACGAATCAGCAGTTAAAAGCGTTGAAAATAGACTTCGGGCATTGGCGATAGATGAAAATAAAATAGCATCAATACAAAAAAGAATAGACGGAGAGAAAGACCCTAAAGTAATACGCAGTCTAGCAAATCAGATTGAATCTATTAAGAACAATGACAAGTTGGATTTTAGGGCTTTTGATGCTTACATTCGCGCATTTAATGATGCTCGTCCTGATAATGCCGTAGGAGGAACAACTAAAGACGTTTTTGGTGCTGGTGTTTCGGCTGAATTATCAAAACTCAGAAGGGATATTTACAGCAGATTTAATGCGGTCAATCCAGACGGCACGGTTAGTAACCTTGGCGATGAGTTTCAAAAAGCAACTGAATTAGTCCAAGCAAGAGGAGCTTTTGAGAAAAATACACTTGGCGGAATTTTAAGGGAAGCTGCTGGAGAACAGGCAACAACTCCTAGAGACATTGTAAATTCAGTTTTAAAAGAACCTTATACGGTGCAAAGGGTAACTCAAGCTCTGCGTGAGCTTGGTGCGGCTAATCCACAAAAAGCTGGCGAAGCTGACAGGGTGCTTGGTTTGCTTCAGCTTCAATACATGAATAATATTGGAGTTGGTCGCACTGGCGGCAGAAAAGTTCAGGTTGACGATGGTATGCTTGAATCTCTTTTTGGCAAGCAAGCAGCGGCGCAAAAAAGATCTATTGATGAAATAAATCGAAACATTGGTGATATCAAAGGGCTTGATAAAAGCAAACTTAGTTTTGATGACTTGCAAAAAATGGGTCAACCTCTTTCAGACAATGAAAGAAAGTCTTTAGCAAAATCCATCACAAAAAGGCTTCAGGCTGAAAAAGAAGAAGAAAGACTTATCAATTCGAGTATTTTCAAATTGGCTAAAAAAGGCAACTTTGAAAACATTGATCCAGATGCGATATCTAAGGCGATACTTTCTCCAAACAGCACGACTACGGATGCTATTGTTGCAATGCGCGAACTAAGCAAGGCATCTCTTGAGGCAAGAAATCTTTACAAAGGAGACTTTAGGCGTGAGCTTTTAGATCAGTTTGCGGGAGGAACCCCAACTGCTAACGCCCCATTTGAGACTTTGTTTGATACCAAGAAATTCATATCTGCCTATAAATCTCCAAATGAAACAGGTAAAACTGCATTTGCAAAGAAGCTAGAAATTGTTCTTGGTAAAGAAGAAGCTCAAAAACTTTACGATATTGCTAGATTATATGAGGCAAATATAATTGCAAATACTTCTGCTCCAGGCTTCAATCCAAGATTTACCGCAACAAATAAAGGAGTGATTTTAGGTCTTCCCATAGGACAAATGGGACTTTCCACTAAAAATAGGTTTATAACTGGAATGCTTTCTTCTGATTCTCAAAGAAATGCTTTAATGATTGCTTTGAAAAATGGTCTATCAAAAACTGCTATGCCAGGTGCTGTTAACGATGTTTACAACAAAATGGCAAAAGAAATGTTCCTAACGAGGACTGGATTAACAGCATTAGCTCACCAAGCATCAAGCGATCCTGAGTTTTCCGCAGAAATTACGAATATGGCGAAAGAATTTAATGAAAAACAAGGCTTGGATTTGGGAGGGAACTAGGCTTTAATCCTAAGCACCATCCTGAACTTGATACTTTGCTGCGCCTAATCTTGGGTCAATTAACCGCTCAAAAATCTCCTCTTCGCCTTCTACCTCCTCGATAAGGTCAACATAGTCACGGATACCGTAGCCTTGCCCTTTAGCACCCTCTCCAGGCATCCACTTACCATTCCGCCATTCCGCCCAGTCGCCCACGTCAACCCCAGGCCATTCGCGGTAAACCCACATTGTTCCCCCCTCATCTACGGCGATCCAACACATAAACCAGTTCTTTGATCCTGCTGGGTCGATAATGTGATACCTTGTGATGTTGCGAGTCGGAATCTTCTCCGGCTCCACCACGTTGACCACCTTGTTAAACTTGGGAAACTTGGTAGCGTGTGACTTCATAGGCACACCGTAAGCACGAATCAAAATCTCTTCCCGTGTCCTGCCTTTCAGCGTGTCCTTGATACGCTCATATCCGCCGAAAGCATTGTCTTGTGAGTGGAAGTAATGAATAGACGCATTTAGCTTCTTAGACTTCTGGACATACGGAACAAGCTCATTATTAAGCAGTTCTGCTTCCCTGCTTTCAATGGTTGTTGCACCGTCCAGATACTCCTTAATAACCTCAGTCCACCCGTCAATCGGGGTAAACGTCACCAGCATCTTAGAATTGCGAGTTGCAAGCCGGAAGCGTAGAGTGTTTATCAATTCGGGACCGAGAAGGTATTCATCCAGCCATACGCCGATATTGTGCCACACGGGATTCCTAGATCCAAGCTCCGCACCCTCTAGGATGGTAGGATTGTTCTGATACTGGGAATACGTCTTGAAGATAATCTGTGAACCGTTTGGTAAAATTAGCGACGAATCAGTGAATCCTGTTTTCTTCTTGTAGGAAATGTAGGCGTTTGCGCTAGTAAACTTCGTTTTTAGATACTCAGGAAGCCAAGCCCACACCGCGCTTTGTTGCTGGCGGATAGATACCTCGGACGTTTGAGCGAAGCAGAATATCTCAGAGTTAGGATTCTCCACCGCAGCACGGACAACGGAGAATGCACCCCACTGGGTTTTCCCACTCCTGTTACCGCCAAGTGCTAGGATTTCATTTACTTCGTGAAGCTGCTCCTCTGCCTTCATCCAGTGAGGCAATCGAAACCCATACTGATACGGGTCTTTCTCAGCATTCTCAATAGCTTCGTGGTAGATTCGATGGATAGACAACACCTCTTCGGGTGTCATTTCGATTATCTCTTCGTCCGTTGGATATTGACGATGGGCTGCAAGCATTGATCGGGAAAATGGCATGGGATACGTCTAAGCCGTTGGATTCTGTTAATCGACCGCATTTCTACATTAGTTCTGACTGTGAGAACATTATCCAAGGCTTGTCGGAATATACCGGAGACGGCGGATTAAAGGAAGCATGGAAGGACGTGATTGACGTTTTACGTTACGCAGCAATCGCTGGGATAGATCATGTTGACAATTCCGTCAATTTAGTTACAACTCAGGGAGGTGGAGGCTACTAATATGATTGCAAAGAAAGAACCAAAAAAACGAGGACGGCCAGCAAAGGTTGTTGAAGCTGTTATTGCAGACCTTCCAGAAGCTACCTTGAGGGCAATGATTTTGCAGACTTGCAATAACCCTACATGGGTAAAGGGGCGGATTGACGGATTCAGCGTAAATATTAAAGTTCCCGCTCAAATGGCAAGCCGCTTGATTGGAAAAGAAGTTGATGTTATCCTTGTTGATTCCGACCTTGGGGACTACTACCAATACACACCATGAATCCAATTCAAGAAATAGAAGATGAGTCCCTTGTTTATGTGGACAAAGAGCCTGATATTGGTGCGTTGGCAAATGCTTACGACACCTGCCTGATTGATCTAGATTACTACTTTGAGTCTTGCTTGCGTTCTTATAATGACCGCCGGAATATCTGGGATGGCAAGTCGGACGACCTACGCAAGAACGGAGCAAACGCTTTTCCGTGGCAAGGTGCTTCTGACCAAGAGGTAAACGTAGTTGGCGAGCGCATTGATATGTATGTCGCCTTGTTCGATCAAGCGTTGGCTCGTTCCCATATTAAGGCGTTCCCGACTTCAATGGCTGCAATGCCTAAGGCTGCGGTTGTTTCTGGTTTCCTTAAATGGATGCGTTCCTCTTACATTCCCGACTTTAAGCGTCAAATGGAGCTTGGTGGAAACTACCTAATGGAGAAGGGAATCATGGTTTCCTACGTTGGCTGGAATCGTGAGAAGCGTTCTTATCTCCAGAGCATCAGCCTAGAACAGATTGGTGAAGCATCCCCTGACCTTGTTGAGTTGATTCTTAGTGGGCAGGATGACGAGATGTTGCTTAATCTGATCCAAGATTCCTTCCCTGACCTTTCCACTAAACGAGCAAAGAAGGCAATTAAAGACCTCCGCAAGATGGGCGCAGCAGAAATCCCACTTCCTCGCCAAACGGTTGACTGTCCGGTCGTCTATGCTTGCGCTCCCGATGGTGAGGTGATGTTCCCGTCCTACATTTCAGACCCGCAACGCGCTCCGTATATGTTCTGGCGCACCTTCCTCACGGCTCAGGAGCTTGAGAAAAAGGTAACGAACGAAGGCTGGGATAGGAAATGGGTGGATAACGCCATTGAAACACTTCGCGGTAAGGACTCCATGTATCTTGATGGCGAAAAGGTAAAGACCCAGACTCGCCTTCCAATTACAGATGACAACGACCTTGTGATGGTTGTGTATGCGTATCAGCGTTTGATTGACGAAGAGGACGGTTCCGAGGGTATTTACTGCACCGTGTTCCATCCGCAGACAGAGGGCTTCGCCAAGCATGAACTCCTTAACGGATACGACGATTATCCTTTCGTAGTCACTCGCCTTGCTAATGACCAGAAGAGAATGTATGAGGTGCAAACCTTCTCCGATATTCTCCGTGGACCTCAGATGCAAATTAAAACAGAGCGTGACAGCCGCATTGATCGTGCGTCTCTTGCAACTCTACCTCCTATTATGCATCCTGCTGGAAGGCCTCCTTCTGATTGGGGGCCTGGTCGCAGAGTCCCGTATCGGCGTTTGGGTGAAATTGCATTCGGTCCGATTCCTCCGAGGGATGACGGCTCTGTTGAAAGTGAGCTTTCGATGCGTGGGCAAGCGGATCGGGCTATTGGCTTAGACCTTACAAATCCCCTTTCGTCGGCGCGGCAGCAGTATTACATTGGAAAGTTCCTAGACCATGTTAAGGATGTGCTTACGATGGCATGGAAGCTGTATCAGCGAATGGGACCGGATGAAGTGTTCTTCCAAGTAACGGGCAATCCTAACCCACAAGTGATGACCAAGGGTAGTCCCGATGAGGACTTCTCGATTATGGTTTCGTTTGATTCCTTGTCGAGTGACCCAGAAACAGCGGAGACGCAGTTGAAGAATATGGTTCAGTTGGTTCAGTTGGATCGTAATGGAATCATGGACGTGAACAAGCTGCTTGAGTTTGCGGCATCCTCGATCAATCCAATCTTTGCGGATTACGTTCTGCAACCAGCGGAAGAGGCACAGCAGAAGGTTGCGAAGAACGTCACTGATGACCTTGCCAAGATATTCGCTGGCATTGAAGTTCCCGCTCAACCTAACGGCGCACAAATTGCCATGCAGATGGTTCAGGCTTACGTCCAGCAGCCCGATGTTGCGGCTAGAGCGCAGTCTGACGAGGCTTTTGCTGCTCGCTTGCAGAAGTATGCAGGACAGTATCAATTCCAGCTACAACAGGCTCAGAACGCCGAGATTGGACGTATCGGAACCGCACCTGCTGAAATGGGTGGCGTAACAACTCAAGGAATGGAACAATAATGATCTCAGATAAATAACAACCAACTAACTAAAATTATGCCAGCTAAAAAGAAACCAGAAAATAAAACAAAAAGATACTACCATGCAGATGGTTACACTTACGACGAATACTCTCTTGGAAGTCAAAAAAGAAATTTTACTGACCCTGTTCGCCGCAAACAATATGATGAGCAGAGCAAAATGGGTGCGGTTGGTCCAGAAAGAACACAAGACTATCTTAAGAGGCTTACCGCTAGAGCAGATTATATTCAAAAAAACCCAGATTTGCGCGTTTTAGACACAAGTAGTAATAAAGCTCGCGGAACCCAATCATCGGCTACTCGCAAGCTAATCAAGTAAGCAGCAATGAAAAAGAAGTCCACAGTCAACGCAGCAGGTAACTACACCAAGCCAACCATGAGGAAGGCGTTGTTTAGCAAGATCAAAGCAGGGACTAAAGGTGGAGACCCAGGCGAATGGAGTGCCAGAAAAGCACAACTCCTCGCTACTCAGTATAAGAAGAAAGGAGGCGGCTACCGATGAAAGCTCCACAACAATCACTTAAAGATTGGAGTGGTCAGAAGTGGCGTACCTCCGATGGCAAACCTAGCAAGGGAAAGAAACGCTATCTACCAGATGCTGCTTGGAATGCTCTTAGTCCTTCCGAGAAAGCGTCTACCAACCGAGCTAAAGCAAAAGGTAATGCTCAGGGCAAACAGTTTGTGAAGCAGCCTAAATCAATCGCTCGAAAAACATCAACATACAGATAATTATGGGAGCAACATCTAAACATTACACGAAAAGTGGCAAGCAATACACTGGGGCTGTTCACAAGATGAATGGTCAAGTTCACACTGGAGCAAAGCATACCGCATCCAGCAAGCCATTGACTCATTCTAAGCCTAAGCCTAAGAAGTGAACAGACTCTCAGATGACATAGCCCGATGCAATGGCGTAGGGTTTGATGAGGGCGGTGAGTGGGACTGGCGTGAAGGTTGCGAGACTTGCCTACGTAGAACCGCCCCTCGTCCAGAATACTACTCGTTGATTGATCCGCCGCCTATTATTGCCTTTGAGTGCGAATATCTGATTGAACCATAATGGAAAAGCGATTTACAAAAGTAGTTACCAATCCGGCTACCGGACGCAAGAGAACTGTGAAGTTTGGACAAGCTGGCAAGGCGGCGGATGGCGGTGATCGTATTCGTCCAGGAACAGCCAAAGGGGATGCTTACTGCGCCCGTTCTGCCAAGATCAAAGGTGATTGGAAGTCAGACCCCAACTCACCAAACAACCTGTCACGCCGCAAATGGAAGTGTAAGGGAAGCAAATCAATAAAGTAGGCGAACACCAACAACCCAATAAAGTATCCGAACGACAACAATTTATGAAAAATAAAACAAATGGCTGTGGCCACGAAAGCAAGGAATACGGGAAAGGTAAAAAAGGCAAAGGATACGTCGAGATCGAGATTAAGATGGGTAGGATGCCTAAGAAGCAAGCCAAGCGTAAGCCGATGAAGTAATGAGAGACTACAAGAAAGAGTATCAGGAATATCACGGTAAGCCCAAGCAGATTACTCGCAGGGCTGGACGTAACGCTGGACGCGCCAAGGCTGTGAAGCTAGGCATGGCATCCAACGGAGACGGCAAGGATGTTCACCACAAGAACAACAATCCCAAGGATAACCGCGCCAGCAACCTTGCCTCCACTTCCGTAAGCAAGAATCGCGGATTTCCTCGCACAGCAACCAATAAGCCAAAAGGACGACTCAAATAAACCATGCCTTCTCCATCAAAACAATTCGGCTTGCCATTCAAGCTCAAAAAAGACTACGGAAGCCGACCAGATGGATCATCTAAAAGCAAAGGCTTCCTTGGCGAAATAAAGCTACCAGATGGAGGCGTAGCTACGGAATACTCAACTCAAAGCGGAGCAATAAAAGTTGATGGCAAACAGATTGATTTTCCAACACTTGTCCCATCATTGAGCAAAGAAGAAGTTCTTTTGATGCAGAACGAAATCATTCCTAATAAGAAGCCAATCCCAGAAGCGATTATGCAGAAGGCTATCGAACACGCCAAAATGAGATTGGCTAAAAAACTCAGCCCATTCAAATGACCCCACTACCTAAGCCAACCATCCAGCAAGCCGTAGCCGTCCTCTCCGACCGTGACGAGTTCAAAGCAATCATCCAGTTTATCCAAGACGAGCGCGAGAGATTCTTTGCCGACCTTCGCCAGTGTGCGGAAACCAATGAGGTAATGAAGATTGTCGGCAGCGTTTCGACATTGGATGAGCTTCTATCTCTGTTGAAAAAAGAAGGTTGACATTTCAACACGCTCTGCTTTTATTGCCTTGCCGTTTCGTTTTCGGCGTGTTTGTGTGTTCAGAGAGCCGTAGGGGTTAATCCTCTACGGTTCTTCTGTTTAAGTAGTAATGATGTTTATTTTTTGTTGGGTAGGTCAAGCCCTATTCGACCTGTCGGACAAATCTTAAACAAGAGAATCAGTTCGCTTCGCTCAAAAAGATTCCCTCCGAGAGGATGAAGCCAAACCGATCTCTTAGGGCTGCGTTGCCGCAATCCTATGTGCCTTGGTTCACCATGCAGAACCCCTGCTTCCAGAGACCTGATTCGGTTTTACGCTCTTCCCCCCGCTTCGGATTGTTGCCGTTACGGATGCTAGATGACAGATCGGAGTCAGAGCTAGCCGCGAGCCTAATGGTGATGAAGTCTTGCGACCCCTTTGCCCGTTCTCCTGGCTGACTCGTTCCAAGAGAAACTAGCCTAAATCAAAAAGGCTAGCACGAAGAGGTAGGAAAACCCGTGCTAGCCTTTTAACACCTTGCAATTTTTGCTCAGGCGGTGGAGAACTTTAACGATGAGTCCTACCTCTCGTCGGCAGAAATCTACCCATGTTTTTCTGACAACGCAAGAAAAAGTTTCAATGAATTTTTATCTCCTTAACATCACTATTGACAACTGCAACAAATTCGCGTTAGTGTGCTGCAAATCGCACCGCCGAGCGTAAATGGCGTTTCCAATATGAGCAATCCAGAAGCTACCGCTGAAGCTATCGAAT